CTTGCTCCATTTTCAACGGGTCTTTTACCCATTTGAAAGCCTCCAGCAAGTCAGGCCCGCCAGCCGCTTTTAATGCTGCAATTTGGTCGATGCTTTTACCAGCAAGTCCTGCGGGCTGACTGCGAGGCGTGGAAGATGCGGCATCGGTTGTAATTCCGCTGGAGAACATGGGCACGCCGCCCATGCTTTGCGCCGTACCAATCTGAGGCTGCACAGCGGACGCTGTAGCGCCACCGCTAAAGAACTTGCTGACCATGTCTTGCAACTGCTGCGCCTTCAAAACTTGCTGTTTGCGCAGTTCCACTTCGCTGTTGTAGTTTTCAAGTTGCGCCTGAGTCAGCTTGTTTTTCAGCGCGTTGTCCTGGAAACCTTGAAACGTCTGATTCGCCAATGCAAGACGACTAGCGCCGTTCATAGGCGTCATTGATGGCGCAGCAGCGGACAGCAGCGAGAATCCTAGCTGCCCCTCTGGCGAATTGAACAAGTCGAGTAAACCGGGCATGTTAGCCTCTCAAAGTGTCGTATTGATACGGGTCTACGTATGGTTTTGGCTGCTGCATTTGCGGCGTTGGCGCTTGAATGCCACCATTGGCAAACGGGTTTGCCGTCATGTTCATGCTGCCCATTTGCGGAGCGCTACCGAACCCGAGATTGCCAGCGCTGAAGTTTAACGGAGCGGGCCGCATTTGCGGATTGCTGCGGTTAAAACCCGGCTGGTTGCTCAGTTGCTGCATCAGGCTTGGCACTAACTGATTCATGTAGTTCGTGCCAGCCGACAAATTGCCGTATGCGCCTTGCTGTTGCGCATTGAACGGGTTGCGCTGGTAGTAGTCCTGCAACTGTTGGCCCGTGCCAATTTGTTGAGCAAGCCACGGAGCAGCAGCGGCCCAAGGTTCTTTTGATTGCATCTGTGTGCCGCCGGAAGAGCCGCCGCCGAGCAAGCCGCCGAGCAAAGAGCCACCGACGCTGAGAAGTGATAGCGGATCCATGTTTTCCCCTTAAAAGTATTGGCCGTAATCTTGATTGCCGAAAGCATTGCCAGTGCCCCAGCCGCCACCACCAAAGCCGAGGTTTTTCCCAAACTGCGAGCCAAGCTGATAGCCGCCTAATGCGCCCATCAATGGCGAGCCTTGAGCGCTGCTTGTGCCCGTGCTAGTGCCGTAGCCCTGCCCAATGCCGTTAGCCTGATTCGCAAAGCCTTGGTAGTAGTTCAGCGGGGTGTTTTGAATCTGCGTGCCGTTCGCTAGGTCTTGTTGGTTGAATTGGTTCTGCTGCCCAAGCAGGCCGAGCGTGGTTTGAATGTTTTGCTGATTCTGGCCGTATTGGTCGTTGTACAGTTGACGGTTAAAGCCTTGATCCCATTGGTACATCTGTTGCTGATTGCCGTAGTCCTGAGCGCGGAAGTCGTTAGCCTGCCGCCCGAGTGATGTTTGTAGCTGGCGCTGCGACTCTTGGTTCATTTGGTCTACTCCAGAGTTCCCGAAGCTGCCAGAGCGCACCATTGCGCTGTTAAATGCTGGCTGGACGGTGTTGTTATATGAACGTACCGTGTCGCCCTGAGCATCGCTTATTTGCTGCTCTAGGTAAGGGTTCTTTTGACCCAAAAACGGGTTATCGCCGAAACCGAGGTTTGCCATGTTAGTTCCCTGTCAAAAAGCGGCATTGCAGCCACGTCCCGGGCGTTCCTGATACGGAACAGACCCAGCCAAAAACAACGTATTTAGTGGTTACCACACCAGCCTCTGCGGGTGCGCTGTTGCGGATAAAGTCGCCCTGTGCCCATGTCCCTGTAGTCGGCGCGGCAGTTGCCGCATTGTCGATTGACGATATGCGGCCTTCGGACAATCCATTTACGCGGTTTGTCAAAACTGACAAAATACGCTTCAACTGATACACCAGATTCCCGGTGTAGGCCGAATCAGGGTTACCAGGAAATTGCGGGTCAATTGGGCGGATGCTCATCGTTCACCCGCGATCATCAGCTTTGCGTCGTACCCGGTTTCTTTGTGGTCGCCAGTCATATCCACACGAAACCGATGAAACCTACCGGACTGCCGAATGTCGAATTTCCCATCGTTAATATCGTTCGATGGCCCGGTAATGAGCGCGTCGCCTTCGTTCATTTTGTAGAAGCCGTATGCAGTGGCCGTAGTTGGCGATGACAGGAACCGCACGCGCAGCCTGTCCACGTCCGAGACCGCATCATCGTCGCCAATGTCCGATGTCGTGAAGCTGGACATGCCAGCCGCACCGTTAAGAGATACAAGCTGGTGCGAGGTGTCGAAATAAGCCGGGGTCTGCCCGCCTGCCGTCCAAAACTGCGAATCCACCGGAATATCCGGCAGTGCGTTGATAGTGGCTCCGTAAGCGTCCAGTCCATCAATCGTCACACCCGGCGCGATGTAATTGAGCGCAGCCTCCACCGTGCGGTTATCCACGCCCCATTGTTTCGTCCCAACGTGATAGACAAGGCAGTAATCCACGGCGCCAGTCGAAGCGGAAGACGGAAAGTGAACCCGAACAATCTTGCTTTGCTTGTCATAAATAGCCTTGGTGCGGTAGCGGTATGTCGGGCTTGAGTTATTCAAGAACCATTGCCGGACAACTCCATCACCAATCGGCACGGGCCGAGTGCCATCGAACAGCCAAAAGTTATCGTCACCGACAATGAAGTGAGCGCCGCCAATGTCGCATACAGCCTCTTGCCCTACCGCGCCAGCTTCACCCCCTGGAATCGCAGTCCACTGCCACACCACCGGAGAGCCGACAAACGCGCCCAAGAAAATCGCCCGTTTTTTGTAGGCGATTACGTAATCGCCAAGCGTCAAAGCGGCCTGAATTTGGCCTTCTATGGCGATTAAGCGGCCAGTAGTTGCCAAGGTTGATACGGCAGGCGTCCAGCTTGTCTGGTCGCTTTGTGCGCAGCACCACCACCTATCAGGTGACGTGCCGTATGTGCCGTCCACGGTGTTAAAAGCCAGTACGAAGTTATTCGATGCGCTGACAACAATCTTTGCTTTTGGAGCCGTGGCGATGTCTGCAAACGCGCCTGATGCGCTGGATTGCATGGTGTCTGCAAGATTGCTTGCAATGGTCGTATCGCCAAATTGGCAGTATGACCACCGCGTATCTGTGCCGCCCGTGTAATTGCCGCCTCTGCTGCGGTCAGTCCACGACGTGCCGCTTAGCTCATAGAGCTTTGAGGCAGTCCCGGCAAACACTCTGCGCGTGCCATCCAGCTTGGTCGTTACAGCAGCCCCAAGGCACGCAGCAGCCAACGCCGCAGCGGTAGTATTCAGCGCTGACGGTGCGCCCTTAAATCCAGCCTCAAACGGCACAATCGCTGAACAAGAGGTCATTATCCCGGGCGCGTTTAAGTCAGCGTCAGGGGAAAAGCCTTGCATTGGGGTCATACGATGCGAATCCGCAGTACGGAGCCGCTGTGCTGTGCCCGGTCGTCTTGCTCTTGAAGCTCGGTCGTGGCTTTCTCATAGAGGGCCAAATAGTCCTGCGCCCGTTGCTTGTTTCCGATGTACAAAAACCCGTAATACAGGCAGGCGTACAGGTATGTGCTCGGGTGGTTGGTCATCAACCAATTCGTGCTGTTTGTCGCCAATGCGCCAAAGCGTGCAAAGTAAAGCGCCGTGACAGTGTATGTCGCGTCAGGCGTAGGGCCGAATAGCAATTGATCGCCCTCGATGGTGTAAAGCACAGGAACCCCGGCTGGGTCGCTGCTTGGATAGCGCACATCCAATTGTTCGACCGTGGCGTAGCTCAGATTGCGGTCAGGGTTCCCGGCGACTGTGATGTTTTCAAATTCCAGCCAGTCAGATGGAAGTGCGATGTAGCGCACACCGCCCGTCGTGGACAAAGTGGACGTGGTGATTTGCTTGCGCAGCCGAATATCGCGGGAGATTTTGGCCTCAGCCATTGTCACGAAGTCAGGAATAACCGCCGTCAGGTTGGTACGGTTAAGCCAGCCCGCTACCGATGCCAGCAGGTCGGTATAGTTTGCGAGCGCCATGCGTTAAACCCTCCCGCCCCAAACGCGAAAATCTTTCAGCGTCGGGTCAGTCAGCATCGCTTTTGCGTGCGTTGGGTTGCCAATCCATTCCTGAAACGTGATGCCCTTCTCGTTGCAGTACTTTTCCACCAGCACAGCCGGGAAGCTGGCCGCATGCCGCATCTCACTAGAGCCGTGAATCCCAGCCCGGTGCAATGCCTTGGTGCGCTCGACAAGCGGCGTGCAGTCTTGAACAGTTCCCGTTATCAGGTTGCCATCTTCAAGCGCAACGACGGTTTGTGAGCCGTCCCAGTTGTCGATAACGGTCTTCATACGTTATCCAGCGCTACGACGTTGACTTTCCCGTCAACGGTATCGCGAATTGCCGCGATTTTGGTTACGCCGCCAGGAATCTCCAAGATGATGGCATCCGCTGGCTGCACCAGAATGTCACTGGTCGTTGCCGCAGCAGCAGTTGCCGTAGTGCTGACTTTTACGTATGCGGCCTGCGTGGCTGCAATGCGCACATAGCGCGGCGAATTGCCAGCAGAATCTACGGGGATATTAGTAATGGTTGACGCGGCTACGGATGTAATCGTAGCGCCAACAGAATTGACCGAAATCGGCCCGCCTTCGTAGCTATTGCTCATGGTGACTCCAGCGCTTCGCAGCGTTAGGAAAATAGGGGCAGGGCCGAAGCCCCGCAAGAATTATAGAACGCAGTACAACACGTTTACAGTTGCAGTGCCAGTGCTGGAAGCTGCGCCAGTTTCGGTATAAGTCGCGCTGATGCTTTGGCTGTTTACAGCCGGAGCCCAGTTCGCCGTAGCCGTCAGGGAGAAATTACCAATCGCTGTTTTCAAATCCTGTGCAGCGCTGAAATAAGTGGCAGAGCCACCAGTCAAGCCGACAGAAACGGTCGCCGTAGTTGCGGCGTTATGAACCACGGTGTTTTCCACAAAAATCGCAATGATGCGAGCATTTGCGGGAAGTGCGCCGACAGTCACGGTATTGGTTGCGCCTCGTGCCACGTTCCACGATAGCGCCATAACGCACGAGCCTTTTGAGCTTGAAGCGTCATCGACGAATTGAACTCCACCGGGCGGAGTTTGTTGCAGATTCATTCCCATGTTTTTCTCCAAAAAAATAGCCGCAAAATCGCGGCCTTGTTGATAAGTTGGCTCAGTTAACGGGCGTATGTTAAGCCCTTGCGGATGTTCGCTATGGTCGTTTTACCAACCCCGTACAGCTTACCCAGTCCGCGCGTCCCCGGTGGCGTGCTTCTAATGTGCTCGATAGCTTCTTGTGAAAGCTGCTTGTTCACAAACTTGCTGGCGTCTTCTGCGATAACACCATTACGACGGCGAATCCGCTTGATGGTGCATACATCTACGCCGTACTTTTCTGCAAGCTCTTTGGTCTTGCCCTTGGTGGCGCATATCAGGTCTATATCGGCTTGGTCTTTGAAAGCGCTGCGGAAGTGATGAATGCCAGTTAGCAATAATTTTGCGCCAACAACCTTGCGGCCCTTCTGAATCATGTCCGTGACATTTTCAGACTGCGTTCCCAATCTCAAGTGCTTTGGATTGACGCACCGCGGGTTGTCGCAGATATGCATAACCACCGTTCCATGACTCTCATCAGATTTTGGAATTGGCCCCCTAAAAAGAAGCCACGACACACGATGCGCCAGCATTTTCCTTGCGGGTGCGGTGTACCGGATTTCGTTGATGACAACGCCACCAATTTCGCCGTAGCCCTTGGGATTCAAGTACCCCGTCCAATTCCAACAACCTGTCGCGGCGTCCTTTTCATACCGCTCTACAAAACGCTCGTTAACTGAACCAACTCTAGTAGCTCGCATACATGCACTCCTTGTTTAGAGGAGTGCAGTATACCAGTTACGCCTAGCTAATGTCGTAGATCGCGCCGTGGGCCTTGGGAGCACGGCACTCAAGGGCGAATTCCACGATCAATTCGCGGCGGTCAGAGTCGCCAGTTTTCGCCAGTTCTACGCTCTGGAATGGGCGCAGGTAGGCGATAGCCAGCTTGTCGGATTGCAGCGAAAACACGTCACGGGTACGGCTGGAGCGATTCGGCACTGCTTTCAGTTCGCCGA